GCGGTACGTCTGAGCACGCGACTTGCCTGTCGCCTTCATAGCCGCTCGCACCCGGTGGTTAGGATCTCTGCCCATGATACACTAATTGTTAGAGGCTATACTCAAGTAATTTACGGCAGTCGTTTCCACCGCGATGTTTCTACTCAAGGAGACTCCTTGTGTCGGAGAAAAAATCCTACTCAAGAGAATTTGCGCCCCTCTACTCAAGAGATTTTGTTTATGCCTACTCAAGAGCGGCCTCCTTAATCTCTCTGTACTTTATAGCGATTGGCTCAGCGTATCGCATGAACTCTTGCTTAGTTTCTTTTGACCAGGCTTGATGTTTGCTTCTGTTGGCGAACCATTGGCTAACCTTGATCAGCGGCCACATGAACGGCTTACGTTCACTTGGTACGCTAGTCGTTATGGGGTCTGGCAGCATCTCCGCCCAGAGCATAACCTGTCTAACTACACTAGGCTCGCCTGTGCTTAGCTTGTGTTGGTGTGCAGCGACTCTTTCTAATCGCTTGCCTTGTTCGTCAGTAAGGCCAGCTGTGTCTAATAGCTTGGCTATGTCTTGGCCGGATGCTCTGGCCTCTGCGATAATAACGCCTGCCTTAGCTGCTAGTCCTATGACTTCGCCTACTGCTTCCAAGGTGTGCTGACGCTTGTTAGCTAACTCTTTGACTACTTTTTTTAATGTTTGCATTTCATACCTTTCATTAGTGCGGCACTGTTAAATTTAGGCGTTTCACGACGCCGCTTGTCGTGATGCTTCCTTGCTCGTAAGTCGTATGCCTCACGGGCCTTTTGGCTTTTCTGTGATCGCACTGGTAAGCCCAGCCGATCGGTAACTCCCATGACTCTTTTGCTGAACGCCTGCTTAGTTATTTTATGCTGCTTGGCTAGCTGGGTCATAGATGCAGTCGATCTGTTTAGCACCACTGAGAGCACGCTTTGCTCTAACGTGTCGGTCATGTTTTGTACTGCAGGATGCTCAGGCGCTTTTGTTATAAGGTAGTTAAAGACCTGTGCCGTTAGGGCTACGGACGAAGTGGTGACAGTAATCCGTAGCTCAGAGCACGCTTCCCAGATTAGATCCACAATGCCGTCGATCCGCTTGCTCACATGGGTAGTACCGCATGGCAGTCGTTCAATTACTTCCTGATCTATCATATTAAATTACTACTCCATTTCTTAACGCTTGGTGCAGTAATGTTTTGACCGTCTGCATTAGTGCAATAATTAGGCCTAAAGGCCTATTATTACTGCACCAACATGCTGCCCAATACTGCACTAGTGCAATAAGGGTTACTGCACTAACTTTAAAAGGGTTCATTTGTCACCTTTTTGCTGAATAAACCGTCGCTAGATTCCTCAATAAATCCGTCATCCTTAGCCTGCTTAATGCGGGACTTAGCCTGCCTTTCCTGCAGCCCAGTCGCCTTCTGCACATACGCTACTACTTGGCTGTATTTAGCCCCTTCGGGTAGCTTGCCCCAATCGATCGCGCTAGCTTTGCGACCTACCGTCTTTTCAGGCGCGCTTGACTCAATCCACGCCAGCCCCACTTGCGAATGCTTTAGGTGAACACACGGCTGGACGTTAGACGCTATGAAATCGCTCGCAGTGCGGTTAGGGCGCAACCCAGACCGCTTTCCGCGCTTGGTCACCTCTAGCTTGTAGGTGTACGTGCCTTCCTCATCCTGACCGCAAGGCGCTAGGGTTAATACGCTCCGCGCCCAGTTGGTCAGCTCTGACGATCCAAATCCACTGTAGGCTTTATCGTGGCCCTGATACCCACTGCCGTCCCGCGTCGGCTTAGGCGTGTGATGCATCAACATCCATGCAAACCCACCGGCCAGCGCCAAGGGGTTAAGCAAATTACGAAGGAATCCGCCGGCCGTCTCTTGGCTGGATAAGTCGCCACCAATGAAAGCCAGCAACGGATCCACCCAGGCTAAGTGCGGTTTATGCCTTTCAGCCAATCTACGCATCCGATCGACAAACCGTTCGCCCGTAGAGGTGCAGTCACGCACGATAACTATGTTTTCTTTAACCATCTGCAGCTCCTCTGGCGTTAGATCTAAGGCTTTTAAAATACCCTGTAGCGCCTCTGCTACGTCTCCCTCATCGTTCTCAGCTTGGACGATAAGCGACTTCAGCGGCTTGCCATGTGGCGATATGCCAAACAGATCACGCCCGCATGCCCAGGTGATCGCGGCCTGCAAGCACAGCACCGACTTACCCAGCCCGCTACTACCCACCCACAGCGCAGATCCACCCCGGCAGATCCACCGCTTGCCTAGCAGCTGCGTCGGATCGCAATCCTCTTTAAAGTTTACCAGATCCTCCCACTTATACGGCTCAGGCAGATCGCCATACATCGTGCGCTCCTGCCATTCGATGTAGGTCAGCGTCGGTGCGCCACACTCGACCAACTCCTGCTGTTGGCCTGTTGCGGTACGCATGGCCCCTGGCAACCGGGACAACCGGCCGGCGTCCTTGTTGGCAGAATCAGGCTTTGAGTGCTCCAAGTGCTTGTAAATAAAATCTACACGCTCGGCAAACTCCTTGGCATTGGCCGCTCTTACGTCCACCCACGCATGCAGGCTCCGGGCACCGCTCTTAATGATCGACGACGTAGGCAACCCGCTGCGCTTAATAATGGCCCATTGCTCTTGCAACGTGCTTTCATCAAACTCGATTAAGCAGTGGCGAAACTTGGTAATCGATTCGGCCTTGCGGTTCTTGCCGTTGTTCGCGTTAATCGACACGTAGACGCCCACCGCATCGCCTTGCCATTCCTTCAACCCTTCGCCATTGAATAGCTCTAGCCATTCCTCGCGGGTGCGAGTTTCGCCCGCACCGTCCGGCCGCTCGCGGTCGCCGTCCTTATCCTTAATAGATCGGCAGATATTGATACTATCGCCCACGTCGAAGCAGGTGGTTAGAAACTTGTGGACCGGCCCGCTCTCCACGCTGATCGGCATGGGTGGTACTGGCAGATCCTCCCGCACGATTGCGCCGTTCTGATAGCCGTACTTGGCTTTCGGCCGCCACGCCTCCCTGGCTGGCTTGCTGTAAGCGGATTTGACGGCTGCCACGCATTCATTCTGCGTTAGCCCATTCTTAAAGCCCCAGATCTCTGCCTCTGACTCCGCATCAAACTGCGACAAGCCTTGGTCACGGAATTGCAACGCCATACGGAACAGTTGCGTGTTGCGCTCACCTTCCGGCGCCCCGTTGTGGTAAACGGCCTCGGTGGCTGGGGGCAGTGCAATCATTTTTTAATCAGACTTCCCAGCGCCTTAACGATGACATACTCGATCACCGCATCGGGGTCTTTCTTTAGCTGCTTCAGCCCAAATGCGTGCAGAGCTTTAGCCGTCTTTTCGTCGTAGGTTACGTCGACCAGCACCTGCTTGGGCGCAGGGCGTGATTTGCCAAAAGTAATTTTACCAAGATCTTTCATTTGCGCTTTCTCCTATTGCGGGGTTTAACTTCTTTCCAGACGTTAAAATTCTTGTCGCATTCAACTGACCAGAGCATCAGTTTCTGATAAAGCGATCCGGTCAAGCCCCAGCGGCACAAAGTCCTGCTAACCAAGTCTCCTAACCAGTATAGAAGCCACGATAACGCCCTCATTTTTTCTTCTCCGCGTCCCGCTTTTGGTACACCTGCGCCCGCTTCAGTAGCTCCTTGGCTATATGCAGCGCCATATCCAGCCGACTGCGTGCTATGACCAACCGGCCGTCGATCAGGCTTTTCTTTGCCCGCTCGAGGATTTCGATTTGCCAGGTTAAACGCTTTACGCTCACCACTGCCCCATTCCCCAGCGCATGCGATTGGCGCGGGCCTCTCGCACGCAGTTGGCATACTCCTCCGGCGTGTATGTTCCAATTACGCGGGCGGAGAACATGGTTAATAGTTCCTGCAGGCTCACAGCACCGCCTTTGGCAACGGCCCTGCCAGTTTCCACACGTAGTTATTGCGGTCGTATTCCAGCGGATAGCCAAAGAAGTCACGCAGCAGATCCATGTCCCGGCTTATGGTCTTGTAAGAACATTCAAGCTCAGCGCCCAGCGAA